TGCTGACGTGTTACCGGCTGCAGGAAGGCCGATGACCTCCATAGGAGTGCCGTATTGAACGGAGATGTTGTGGATCCGAAGAACGGATTTACCCAGGGCATCGACATATGCTCCAAGATCAAGTGCGGTTTGTGCAAAGTTGGTTGTGTCTGTCGATGTGCTTGCCCGTATGAAGAAAGAATCAGTTCTTGCCATAAACCTATGATGATAGGAGATGGTCTATTAATATGATGTAGTAACAGCAACTATTGTCCTATGACGGAATAGGGTGTGAATAGGTACGGAGTACCACACCTATGGCTCTAATCAAGGAATAAATGGCAATGATTGGCTAATCATTAAGTAAGAATGGCCCGTGGGAGTAACATGGATCCAACCCATCACGACATAATCGTAGACAAACTGCTGCAATACTGGGGCAAATTACCCGATCCTAGACATCTAAAGACGCACGCATGTAAGAAGCAAGTGTATATCACTCAAACAAGGATAAATGACCTGGTAAAAACAATTGAGAATCTAGCAAATGACCTCAAATTGGAGGACTTTTCATGAAGCGGCGATCTAAAACCAAGTTCACACAGATACATGTCTCTGTTCCTGTTATGCTTTTGGTCGAATTTGACAACGTACTAAGTTTCAATGAATCCCGTTCACGAAAAATCTCCATGTTGATGAAGAATTATTTATCTCGGGAAGATTCTAATTTGCAGATGATGACTACAAAAGAAGTATTAGAGTTTCTTCAATACAGATTCACGAAGGATTCAACCGAAGATGTTCTAATTCAATCTCTTTTGAGACTGCTTTAGTTGTCAACGTCTTGGGATTCTTCTTTGATGATGCTGATGATAGCTTCAGTATCGGTGATCTCGTATTCTTCCATTAGGATGTAGTAATTTACTTCATCGATGTTGTTAGTATTCTTCACTTGAGGAAATACAATCTGTAAATCTCTAACAACAATGTGATCAGGATCAGTAAGCGCGTAAGAAGAAACTCCTTCTGTTGTAGTTTGATACGTTGCCCAGGCTATTTCTCTATTATCCGATGCTTTAGGTAGTGCTGCAGCACTTGGTTCGATCGATAAAGCCAGGTGTGCTTGTGCAGCAAAACACTCCGATCCGATTTCGGAAGCCATTCTTGAATTGTAAATGTGGAAGTCGATAATCTTGTAACCGACGTTAATTCTTCCATCGTCCAGGATCAACAATCTTTTCGCACTGTTTGCAGGTGCACTACTTGATGCACGTGCTGGAAATGACACTGTCCCTCTTAGAGTACGTTTCTTTCCGGTGAGTCGCATTACATCTTCCTCCGTAGTTTGTGAGCGTATCGCATAATATCGGCTTGTGTACGTCCGGCCCGAAGGTCTCCGTTCTTCTTACGGTACTTTGCATTAGCCGCTTTCAGCGCCTTAGACATGTTCTTGTTCCCTGCTCGACGTGCACGCGACACACGCTTACGTGGAGAAGAGGTTGGTTGTGAGTTGCCCAGGACACCGATTTGTTCACCGATGAACTCGCTGATCCCTCTAACTGCAGTAGGAGTTACAGCAGCGACACCAGGAGGGAGACCAGCACGAACGGCTGCTCCACGTACAAGTTGATCAGCGATCATACGCAATAACTCGGCTTGAGCGAGTTGTTCTTCTCTAGTGGCTATGGTGATCGCCTCACTGTTGGGAAAGGGCGAGTGCCATTGCTGCGGCTTGAGTCATGGTTTCCACAGTGCATTCCAAAACAACGCTAATTTGTGTTACAGCAGTGTTTTGTTGATCTACACCAAGATACATTTGTTCAACAGCAATAAGGTAGCCATCGGTGAAATCTTGTGGCCCAACGTCGAGATGATCATTAGCAATTAGCAATTCATCGGCTTGAGAAGTTGCCAGGAGCAATTTACCCGAAGAAACAACGCTACGGTTGGTTAGATCAACCATTGCTGATTGTGACTGGGTAGTCAATTGGAATGCCACTGCTGACGTGTTACCGGCTGCA